GAAGTTAGTCTTTAACTTACACCCTGGTCAGAGCGAAGCCTTGATGGCAAAAGAACGTTTTATATTAATGCTTTGTGGTTTCCAATCTGGCAAAACATCATTTGCACCAATATGGTTGATGAATGAAATCAATGAGCATGGTGCTGGTGATTATCTTGTAGTATCTGCTACCTTTGACTTGTTTAATACAAAGTTCTTGCCAGAACTACAAAACTTGTTCTGTAAGTATTTGAAGTATACATATAATGCAAGCACAAGTATGTTTGTTAAAACTGTTTATAACAGCGTAACAAATGATACTGAACAGATAAGAATTATTTGTCGTTCTGCTGATAGCAGTCGTGGTGTAGAAAGTGCTACTGCTAAAGCGGTTGTTTTTGATGAAGCTGGTATGCCAGAAATAAAGATAGATGTATGGGAAGCACTTCAAAGAAGACTTGCATTGAATGAGGGTAGATGTTTATTTACAACTACACCTTATAACTTAGGTTGGTTAAAAACTTCTGTATATGATAAGTGTGTAAATCCACTAGAAACAGATTATAAATTAATTAACTTTAAAAGCACTTATAATCCATTTTTTAAACAAACTGAATATGACCGTATCTGGAAAGAATATCCAGAATGGAAAGCCAGAATGTTTCTTAATGGTGAGTTCACCAGACCAGCATCACAAATATATGATGCGTTTGAACCATCGTTAAGTGAGTATGAATTTGATAATGAAGTATTTAAATTCAAAGGTAAAAAGAATGGACATCTATTAAGACCGTTTACAATACCAAAACATTGGAAAAGATATTTAGGCGTTGACTTTGGTGAGAGAAACTCATGTGCAATATTCTTAGCAGAGATACCAACTTATCCAGGTAATTATGTAATTTATAATTGTTTATTAGGTCGTGGTGATTTATACGATAGAGTAAGAGAATATAATGAATACTTTGAGTTATCACTTGGTGGTGCAAGTAGTGAAGATGGTTGGCGTAAAGAGTGGGCATTTAATGATGTAGTTGTTGGTAAGCCTTTTATACAAGAAGTAGAGGCTGGAATAACCAAAGTTAGAACAATGATTATTAAAGATAGAATATATGTATTTGATACATTAAATGAAGTTGTTGAAGAACTACAATCTTATTCAAGAGTAACAGATGAGGCAGGTAATGCAACTGATGCAATTGAAGATAAGAATAAATACCATAGACTAGATGCTTTAAGATATATCTGCACTTATTTAGGTAATAGTGTTTTAAATAGTAGATTGGAAGAAGAACCAAAAGAACTAACAAGAGAAGAACAGATTGATAATTATTTTAATAATTTAAGACCAGTAGGAATGCAAGTATGATAAGTATATTAAAATTGTCTAAAATGAATAATTCAGAAGAGATTTTACCAAACCTTAATGAATATAAAAACTTTGGTGATAGTTTAAAATCAGAGTATGAAAGTATATGGTATAGAAACGAATTATTCTTTAAAGGCGTTGGTATTGACACAGCTACAATAAATCAATATGCTAGTAATCTTTATGACTATGTAAAAGATTTAGATTATATTCATATTGAAAATTCAATTAAGCCACTTGCTAAAAAAGCACAATCTATTATTTGCAATCAGATGTCAAGACCGACAGCTTTACCAGCTACAAGTGAAATTGACGATATACAATCTGCATTAGTTGCAAATGAATTTCTAAAAGCAAGAGAAATACTTGATAATGAAGAATTAGTTAGAAGAAATGATGTGTTATCTACAATGTTATATGGTGAATGTGCGAGATACACACGTTACAATCCTATATTAAAGACAGAAGATGGATATAATGGTGACATAGAAACTCTAACAGTTGACCCTAGTCAATATTGCCGTTCAATAATGACACCAGATGGTCAACCAGAGTGGGTTATATTTAGTGAAGTATACGATATAGATACACTTAAATATTTATATCCAGGTAAGAATATACAAGCACAGGGAATTAATGTTACAAGATATGGTAAGTCAAAGTTAAATGGTATAAAAGATAATACTGATAAATGTATGTTAAATAGAATGTTTATTAGAGAAAATAAATATATACCAAACGGCTTACAATTTGTATGGACAGGCACAACTATGCTACAAAAGGGAGATTTACCAGATGGTATATTTCCATTTGTAATATTTCAATGGTTACCAATAAACGGTCAAGAATATCCAGAGGGTTTTATTGAACCATTGGTAAAGCCACAAATTACTATTAATATTAATAGACACAGGGCAGAGTTAGTGGCGGCAGCAAAAGCTCGCCCACCATTGGTTATACAGGGCAATGGGGAATTTAGGCAAGAGAACAAAGGCTATCCTACATATAGAGTTCCACCGTCCTATGCTGAACCAAGATTTATGCAGTTTCCGCATGACTTGCAAGAAGTCTATAATGAAATCCAAATGGCACGTGAAGAGTTAATGGAACTTGCAGGTTTAAGAGAAACATCGTTAGGCAGACAGCCTAGAACAGCAACCGCCACACAAGTGGCCATGCTAACAGAAAGTGATACAACAGGTATAGCTTTCTTTAAGAGCAAGATTGAAAGCACGTTAGGTTTAGTTTATAATATTAAATTAAAACTGGCACAAAAGTATTTTAAATCTAAACGTATGATTAGATTAGTTGGAATGAATGGCAAGATAGATGTTAGGTTATTCTTAGGTGCTGATTTAAAAGGTGCAGTTGATGTTATTATCAAGCCAGCACCATATGTATCAGAAGCCATGAGACAAAACATATTAATGCAACTAATAACAGCAGGTGCTTTTACTTACTCACAGGGCATAGAAGATGAATATTCTAAAATGTCAATGATACTAGCAAGTGGACTTCCAGATGCAAGAGAAATTGTTGAGAATATTATCGGTGACAAATACACATTTGAATACTTGCAAGAATTGAATGCTGAAATTAAAGACAGAAAAAATGTATTAGAACTTAGTAGAATGGAAGGAATGATACAACAGTCAGAATTGCAAAATATGCAGTTAGCAAGTCAATCACAGCAAATGCAACAAATGGCGGAAAATCCCGAATTAGCTAACCAACAACAAATGCAACAACCAATTGCTAATGAACAACCAATACAATAGGAGAATAAAATGGAAGAACTAGAAACACAAGTCGGTGCAGTTGATGCACAACCAGAGGTTCAAGCTGAACCAGTTGTAAATACTGATGTAACTGCTAATGTAGATGCACCAGAAGTTACAGAGAGTGTAGATATAAAAGTAAATGGTAGCGTAAAGAACTACCTTAATGACTTAAATCTATATAATGAACAAGTCAATAAATTAAAAGAGGGCCAAGTAAAAGCAGAACCAACAAAATATGTTTATGTAAAAGAATATGAAAGTTATGTAAATATTGAGAATGGTGAAACATTACTTGAAAAGCCAGAAGACTATACAGAACCTATAAAAAATACTGGCACTCCAAATGTTTATGACTTAATGCTTGAACAAAACGAAGTAACTAAAAATAACATTCAAAATAAGTTAGTCAATCAAATATATTCTGATATAGATGATACTGTTGAAAATACATTTAAAGACTATGGTTTAAGTAAAGAACAAATATCATTATTAAAAAGTAACGTAACAGATAAGTTGGTTACTAATTTTAAACTAGAACATGGTGGAAATTTACCAACTGAACAAGACGTAAATAATCTTTATAGCACTGTTTCAAGAGAAATAGAATTGACAAAGACTATGTTTAAGTTAAATGAACAAATGCAAGATAGAGTAAATGCTCAAAAGATTGTAACAGAGCCGTTAGATACTCAAAATCTTACAGGAATACAGGGTGAATTGAAACCACAAGCACCAAAAAATAGAACAGAACGACAGAATGCAATAAATGAAATTGCAAAAAAATATACAATATAAAGGGGAATATAAAAAATGCCACAAACAAATGTAACAGTCTTAGGAACTAGACTAGATACAATCTTAATTGATTTAGAAAATAAAAATTTAATACAGCCAAAACAACCTGCAAATAAATTACACATGGTATTTGAACAAAAAGCTCAAAATGTAATGTTAGACAGAGAGGGTAAATACGAAAGCACAGTAGCTGATGGATATAATATTTCATCTGTTCCAGGTGGTAGAAATATTAATATACCTAATGGTAAGAACCAAATTATACCATCTGTATTTGCACTAGGTATAACAGAACATTATGCTAACACAGAATTAACAGGCAGTGATTTAGATTTTGAGGGAAGCACAGATACATCATTAATTAATACTGTTGATATGAGTATTAATAATATGTTTGACGGTATAGCTTACTATAAATCTGCATTAATGTTTGGTAACGGAACTGGTCAAGTTGCCACAGTTGGAACAACTGGTTCTGAAATTGCAGTTGGTGGAACAGCAGACATCTCATGTGATAACACCTATTTAGATTTAGGTATTGATAA